GTTCACCCTGGATAAACCGTTTCATGGGATTCCCTTGCAATGAAATTCTTAGAAACTATAGCAAGGGTTTGTCCTGGCGTTTTTACACACTCTGGGCCGAAAGCAGCCATTTCTTTATCGAATGGGTACAACCTTTCTCGCATTTTCTGGGTTAACAGATGCGACAGAAAGGCTTCCAGTGGCGGCCTGATCAATATGCTTGCTCCACCACTCCATCATTGGCCGGCGACGTTCAATGTAGTCAGCACGGTTGTAGGCGCTTCTGACTTCGTTTTTGTCTACGTGCGCCAGGGCTACTTCAATCAGTTCAGGGTCAAATCCATGCTCATTGAGAACGGTGCTAGCAATAGAGCGCATGCCGTGACTGACCAGTCGGCCAGCAAAGCCCATGCGCTTAAGGGCCATGTTAGCGGTCTGGCTGTTGCAATGGGTACGCGGATTTCGATCCGCAGGGAAAACGAACTCCCTGTGTCCACTATAAGGCTTAACAGCTTCAAGGATTGCCAATCCATGATCAGTCAATGGCACTATATGTGGGCGGCGCTTTTTCATTCGTTCAGCAGGGATGGTCCAGATTTGCTTTTCGAAGTCGATATCGGCCCAGCGCGTTGTGGCTGCTTCAACGGGTCTGGTCATTGTGTGTAGTTGCCATTCGATCAAGGCGCGGGTAGTACGTTTGATGCTGGCATTGGAGATGGCGATCATAAGCTCAGGAAGCTCGTCAGGACTTAAGGATGCCATGTTCTGTTTCTTAGGCTTTTTGAAGACGGCTCTTATGCCGCTGAGTGGATTGGCGAGTACAAGGCCTGAATTGACTGCATAGGTCATGATTTCGTTCAGCCGCTGAGAAAGGCGCTTCACTGTTTCCAAACTGCCTTTAGCTTCAATGGGGCGAAGAAGCTCGATGACTTTCGGCGCTGTAATGCTAGATACCTGGGTATCTCCAAGATCCGGGAAGACATGCAGCGTCAGTGACCGCCAAATGTCTTCGGCATAGGCTGGTGTGACGTCTGTTTTCTTCAGATCAAACCAGGCTTCGGCAACTTTTCTCAAGGTGTGCTCGCTGGCAGCTTTTTGCTGCTGGCGGGTGTTATCTCGCTGTTCCTTAGGATCGGTTCCCTGAGAAATCAGCTGTCTTGCATCGATGGTGAGCTTGCGAGCCTGTGAGAGTGTGATTTCGGGATAGGTTCCAAGTCCCATGTTGAGACGCTTTTTGGTCACCGGGTGGTAGTAGTTGAAATTCCAGAGTTTAGAGCCATTGCTTCTCACTCGCATTTGAAGGCCGTCGCCATCACCTAAGACGTAATCCGTCTTTGCGGGGACGGCATTCTTCACCTTGGCTTCGGTGAGACGTATGGCTTTGCCTGACATTTTGGTATTCCAGCGGCGTCTTTGGTATTCCAAAAAATACCATGTGAATGCTTGGAATACCATTTGGAATACCAGAAGTGCTGGCTGCTGGTGGACGTCTATGGACGCTAATGGAGCGTAAGTTATTGATTTGCATATGCATCAGGCACAAAAAAAGACGTCCGGGGACGTCTTTAGATGTATATTTGGTGGAGCCGGGGGGATTTGAACCCCCGGTCAGTCCTTGTAATTACTGGCTTTGCTCGGCGATGCTGCTGAAATGTTGCTGAATCAGGCTTTTTTGCCGATCTCTGCCGCTGCTCGTACGATGGCCCGGCGAGTGGCTGCGTAGGGGTCCTTCTCGTATTCAGTCCGTGGAATTTCTTTGACAGCTTGGCGCATGAAAAGCCCCAGCTTCACGGCCATGCGTAGCGCATCACCGTCATCATGCAAGGGAACCCAAACCATGCGCTGCCCCGCTATTGTTGGCGGATTGTCGATGTTATGTGGATCTTTATGAACGAAGCACTCCCACGCATCATGCCAGCGTACTTGATATCCAGCCGCCTTGGCCGCCAGTTCCTGCATTTCACGATCATCCATTTGAATTCTCCATAGGGATTTGAACCGGCGTCCCAAACAGCTCTGCCGCTTTGCTGCCTGACGTGTCGCCATCGGTTGGAATGTATCGGCCATACACCCGGGCTATCATCACCCATGAGCTATGCCCCATCTGTTTTGCTACCCACATCGGATGCTCGCCGGCTGACAGCATCATGGATGCGTAGGTGTGCCGGGTCTGGTACGGATTGCGATACCTCACCTTGGCCTTTCTGAGTGCCGGAATCCAGAAAGACTTGCGGATAGCCTGGTCACCGTCAAAAGGTTTGCCGTACCGCGGGTCATGGAAAACCGCGCCACCCTCTATAAAGGTGTGCTGCTTCTGCTCGCGCAATGCATCCAGCGCCATCGGTAACAGCTTCACGTCACGAATTCCCGCCGCCGTCTTCGGCAACTCTGCTTCCTTCGCCGCCTTGGTCAGCCCTCGACTGATACGCGCCTCGCCCCTGATCCAATCAATGTCGCTCCATTCCAGCGCGACCAGCTCCGACGTGCGCAGCCCTGTCCAGAATGCAAACTGGAGCAGGTTTCGGTATTGCCCGGTGGACTCTGCCAATATCGCCGTCTGCTCTTCCTTGCTGAACGGGTCAATCTCATCCTCGGCTTTCGGCTTACCCTTAACTGAGTACGTCCAGCCCGCCAGCGGGTTGACCTCGATCAGCTCGTCATCAATGGCGTCATTCAGTGCCGACCGCAGGCAGCTTTGCACGTTGGCTAGCCGCTTGTTGCCCGCGTCCATACTGACCAGCACATCCTTGACCTGCTTGCGCGTGAGCGTGACCAGGGGGTAGCTGCCCAACTGCGGTATGAGTACGCCGTCGATGATCTTGCGGTACCCGTCAACCGTGGATGCCTTGAGCTGTGATCGCTTGCGTTCAAGCCACGCGGCTAGGTATTCAGCAAGCGGGATCTGCCCGGAGCTATAGCCGATGCGCTGGGCGCGCTTGGAGTGGGGGAATGTTGCAGGGTAGTCGAAGGTGCCGTTGTAGATGGCCAGCTCGATTGCGGCCTTGTGCTTCTCAGCACGCTTCAGATTAGCGGGGCTGGGCTCAAGCGGGATACGTTCGCGGCATTGGACACCATCGAGCATGAAACTGATTTCAATACTCGACTTTGACGCCGCCCTGACGCCGTTCCGTTTTCCACCCATGAGTTATACCCTTCCACACTTATCAACGGCTTACCGTCCGGCGCGCGCCGCCACACGATACCCTGTGGCCATGTTCCGTCCGCGCACTTGGCGCGAATAGCGGCCTCAGTGTAGCCGCTTTCGGCGGAAAACTGATTCACGGTTTTGTAATTGACCATCTGTCATGCCTCCCGGCTCAGTTCGTGCGCCGCGCTGTCTACTGCTTTAAGCGTATCGATGGCGCTTTCAAGGTTCTGGTGCTGCGAGCGGAATATATTGCAGCAGTGAAAATGCCCGGTTTCGGTGTCGGTAACCTTCACGCCGGTTGGGATGTTTCCGGTTAGCATCCCGGCTGTAGGTTGCGGCGGCCACGGCTCCCATTTGTATTTTGATTTGGACATTGCTATGCCTCCCGGCGTGTAGGGTGGTGCCAAAGTGGGGTGGGGTTAGATAATCGCGGTCATTGTTTTGGATCCGTCGCCGTGTTCGGTGGTCAGCATCATTGGGGCTGGTCTACCTCTGCGGCATATGAGCGCGTTAGCCTGCGCAAAGACTTGGTTTGGATTGCCTTCGCCATCAGGCAGCAGACTGCTACAGATAAGGCTTGAGCAGTCCTCGCCGTTAGGGCCTTCACCGTCATGCGCGATATCAAAGCTGGCCATCATGGCGATACCGTGCCTCTGGCAGGTCTCGATGATCTGCTGCATCAGTGGGCTGATTGTTTCGTCGTACACCTGTTCTTTGTTCATGACATTACTTCTCCCTCCCGCAATGCAGGATGTAGTTTGTTTGGTGGGTGAGTGGGGTTATTGCGGTTCGGCTTCGATCTTGTGCCGACAGTCCGGCACGGCCATTTTTACTCTGATGCTGCGATAGTCCGGCACAACGCCGCGATCCCATTGGGTGAACGCCAGATAGCGCTTGCATGTATCGCGCTGTTTGCACCAGTGGCCATCCGGCAACAGGTCCATACGGCCGGCGCAGCGGGCTATGTCGAAAGGTAGGGCGCTCATTGTTTGCCGCCTTTTATCGCTCGGTGACAGTCATTCGAGCCCGCTATATACGACTCGGACATTATCTCGCGCATTTCTTTGCGCATGCGCTCCAAGGTTGACGGCATCGAGTAGTTCGCCAGCCTGCTCCCAGATGCCCGCAATACTCTGTCAAGCGCCTCATCTATGCGCTGCTCTGCAGATTTATCGCTCACTCCCAACCTTCCTTGCCCTGCTGGGCCATACCTGAAAGCAGCACAGCGGCTGACGCTTGCTGTCGTATTGCACGCATCTGAGCAACGCGCTCTTCCAGGTTGGTGAAGCTCTGCCGAGCCCTGCTGAGATGCAATGTGTAACCATGCTCGGCCATGAACCAAAGGAACACGTCGATGGTGTAGCAGTGGGCTTGGCGCCAATTCACATCATTGGCCGGATGGTCGTCTTCGCAAACGATGTATTCAGATATGGCTTTGAATAGGTCTTTGCAGTTATGGAAATCGCGCATGAACTCCGGCAGGTGCTTCTGTTGGTCGCGCCAATTTTTTAGTTCATTGTCCATTGGCCCGGATCCCCAGATAGAAAACCCTAAAACGTAGAAAGCCTTGGCTGTATAATGGTTAGCGTCAAAACAGACCATCACCCAATGGGTGCACAACTCAAG